CACCCGCCATGGAGCAATTCAAAGAGTATCAACTGGCTAACGGCTCAACCGTAATGATCGACAACCTAGCAGTTGGCGGAATGGTTACCGTTCCCGGTCCCGAAGGAAATCCAATCCCGGCACCTGTTGGTGATCACATTCTGGCTGATGGTCAGGTTATCACGCTGGACGAAGCCGGTAAAATTACCGAAATCGCAACTCCCGAAGTTGTGGAGCAGGTTGAGGACGAAATGAAAAAGAAAATCGAAGCCATGGAGTCAGCCATCGCTGATATCAAAGCCGATTATTCCGCTCGTTTCGATGCGCAGGCTCAGGAATTTGCCGCTAAAACAAAAGCAGCCGAGGACAAACTGACCGCGCTCAAAGACGTGTTGGTTGAGTTCCTTTCCGCACCGTCTGCTGATCCCATCAAGCCGGAGCAATTCCGGGAAAGCAAAAGCGACAAAGTGAACCGCTTCCTTGAGTTCACAAAAAACATGAAGTAAACAACCGTTTTTAAAATCCAAAAATCCAAAAATCATGGCATTTGACGTATCAACATTAGCCGCCTATACTAAACAAGACGCACGTAAACTCGTTACGAGCGCAGTATTGGGCGCAAAGACCGTTACCTTAATCAAAGATGCAGGTAACGTTATGGTCGGCGTGAAGTCAGCCGAGACCATCAACATCATGGACACCGACGTTCTTTTCCAGTCTGGTGCATCCTGCGGCTTTACCGCATCCGGTACTACCGCTTTTACACAGCGCACTGTTACCGTTGGTAAAATCAAAATCAATGAGGCTCTTTGCTTAAAAGACCTTGAGAGCAAGTACTTGCAGGAAGCACTGCCACAAGGCAGCCGTTATGACAGCATGGTGTTTGCAGAGGCGTACAGCAACCGCAAAGCAGAGAAAATCGCCGCTGCTCTTGAGAAAGCAGTATGGCAGGGGGATACCACCAGCGGCGATTCTCAACTGCTCCACTTCGATGGCTTGATTAAGCAAGTGGACACCGGAGCCGTACAAGCCAACGCCAGCCCATTCATTGGCACCGTTGCCACCTCTATCACATCAGCCAACGTTATCGCAGTAGTGGATGCGGTGTATGCTGCTATCCCTGCTGAGGTGGTAGACAAGGATGATGTGGTTATCTTCTGTGGCATGGACGTATTCCGTACCTACACCATCGCGTTGAAGAACAGCAACCTGTTCCATTACAATTATGACGGCAAAGCAAACGGTGAGCTGGTACTTCCTGGCACTACCATCCGCGTAATCGCTACACCCGGACTGAATGCGACCAACAAGTTGTATGCAATGCAGTTGAGCAACATTTTCTGGGGAACTGACTTGCTAGACGAGCAAGAGCGTTTCGAGTTGTTCTACGCAAAAGAAGCCGATCAGGTTCGCTTTGTTTGTGAATTCAAAGCAGGTGTAAACGTAGCGTTTCCTTCGCAGGTTGTGAAGTTCACTCTCTAATCTTTAACCATGCCGGTGCGGTGGCTTAATACCATCCCACCGGCTCAATCTATTAACTATGAGTTGCGCACTTACACAAGGCTACACATTCGATTGTAAGGATAACCAGGGCGGTATCGAAGCCGTTTGGTTTATCGGCTACAATGATGTGACAGCCATCACAGAGGCCAGCGGCGTAGTGACTGCCATAACGAAAGCAGCCGGGAAAGTTTTCTATAAGTATCAACTCGTAAAGAATACATCGAGTTGGACAGAAAACATTCAAGGCTCCATTGAGAATGGCACAATCAACTACGATCAGCAGCTGGTTATCATCATCAACAAGTTGCAGGTAAACATGAGGAACGAAATCCTCTTGCTTGCCCGCAATAATATGATGGCGGTTGTAAAGGATAAGAACGGCCGTTACTGGTTGGCTGGTAGGTTCTCTGGCCTTGATCTGCTGACTGGTTCCGCCGGATCGGGTACGGTTGCCACCGATCGGAATGGGTACACGTTGACATTCAGCGGTGCAGAGCGGGAGCTGGCTCCAGAGGTACAGGCTGATGTGATTGCCACATTGACCGCTTAATAGTTTTCTCTCGTTTTCTGATCATAAGGGTTAACAGGCCGCCTCTTTTCAGAGGTGGCTTTTTTATTGTAAAATCACTGACCTTTGCTATTTAGATGTATGCTGAATGTTTACAACGGCAATAACACGTTCATTATGACGCTGACAGAGAAATGTCTACTGCCAGCACCTAATTATATTTTCCGGTTTATTCACCGCACAACAAACGCGGAGTTTAAGTTCGTGAAACTTAATGCGGACGATACCAGCCTGCACAAAGACCGATACAACCAGTTCACGGTGCAGGCATCGCTATTTCCATCGGTCGGGCAGTATGTGTATGAGGTGTATGAGACCACGGGAACAAGTACCGACATAAGCGGGAAGAACCAAATCGAAAGCGGCATCGCCATCCGGCACGAATCAGATATTACCTATGTCACAAGAAACAAAAACAATGAGTTCATTTTCAAATGAAATAATGGTCGTTAAGTTCGCGGAGGCGAAGCAACCAAAATACACCGAAAAAAAGGGGCGTGGGTATGTTGAGTTTGGCGATCGAAATGATTACCCAGATTACTTGCTTGAACTTTTTCAGAAGTCAGCCAAACACGGTGCCATCGTCAGGGGAAAAGTAAACTACATCGTTGGCAACGGCTGGCAAGGGGGCAATGAGAAAATAAAAAAGCCGAATCCATCGGAAACGCTGGATAGTCTGACGATAAAGGTGGAGTTGGATATGCGGATATTCGGCGGCTATTACCTTGAGATTATATGGGCCAACTCCGGTAAGTCCATCGCTGAGATGCGCCATATTGACTATACCCGCATCCGATCATCAAAAGACAATACCGAGTTCTTTTATAAAAAAGACTGGCGTAATTTCCGGGATGAACCAGAAGTGATCCCGGCGTTTAATCCAAACGTACCCGCAGGCCGGCAGATATTGTATGTCAAAGCATACACACCCGGTCAAGATACGTATGGGCTACCGGATTATTTCAGTTCATTGAATTACATTCAGTCAGATGTAGAAGTAAGCAAGCACGTTCTCGGAAACGCCATGACCGGCTTTAGTGCATCCAAACTTATCACCTTACCAAACGGCGAACCGAGCGACGATGAAAAGCGCAAAGTTACCAGGGGGTTTGAGGACACGTTTAGCGGGGCGGATGGTAAAAAGTTCATCCTCTCCTTCGTTCAAAATATCGAGCGCAAGCCAGTTGTTGACGATCTCGGAGCCTCTGACCTGACTAAGGAGGACTTTAGTAAGGTGGACGAGATGATTCAGCAGAATATCTATGCCGGGCACCAGATAACCAATCCCGCTTTGTTCGGAATTGCTCAACCAGGTAAATTAGGCAGTCGCACCGAGATGCGCGACTCATATGAAATCTTTAAAAACACCTATGTAAACGACCAGCAGCGGCATCTGGAAACCACGTTCAATATGTTGCTTGGGTATTGGGGTGGTGGTGAAAAACTGACCATCGTTCCCGTCGAGCCAATCGGGTATGAGTTCAGCGAGGCGACAATCGCCGCCAACATGACAAAGAACGAAATTCGCGAAAAGATGGGCCTGCCACCAATTGAGGAGGTGCAGCCATCCACGGCGACACCGGAGGGCGCACAACCGGAGGCGATGGTGAACGAGAACGTTAAGAACCTAACCGGACGGCAACACCAGCAACTCCTTCGCATCATCCGCCAATACGGGCAAGGCAAGATAACTAAGGAGATAGCTACTACATTGCTTAAGACATCCCTCGGTTTGGACGATGTGCAGATATCGACCATGCTATCCATCGACAACGAGGACGAGGGCGAGCAGTTCGGTAGCCAACTAACCGACGAGCAGGAGGTGGATGTGTTCAGAGAGTACGGTGTAAAGCGGGATGCGTTCACCGTGCATTTTTCACGATCCATGTCGTTTTCAGAAAAAGACCTATTCTACGATTTCCGCGACATTCAGATACTCGACATCCTAAAACGTCAACCGTTGACGCCACCGGCTGACATCGCCAAAGCCTTAAAACTACCACAGATTGACATCGTGGAACGGTTGGAGGCATTGCGATCGTTCGGCATCCTTGATATCAATGAGGAAACCAGGGAGATGAAGGTAGTGAGACCAGTAAGTGACCTGATTAAAGAAATGGACAAGGGCAGAGCCGCCAATAAAAAAGCGCAGCAGGTTGACTTTGAAATCCGCTATTCCTATGAGTGGAAATCAATCGTACCATCATCCGAACGAGATAGCGCAGCGCATCCATCCCGGCCGTTTTGTAAGCGGTTGGTTGACCTTGATAGGTTCTATACACGGGGCGAAATCGAGAGCATAAGCCGGAGGCTTGGGTACGATGTGTTTACCCGCGGCGGTGGCTGGTGGGGTAAGTCTCCATCATGTAGGCACCAATGGAAATCAAACATCGTAGTAAAGAAAAACAACGACTAATGAGCAACGTACTTTTTATATCCGTTAACGATATCAAACTCCGCACCGGACTGACTGCCAACGTGGAAGAAAAACTTGTCCTCCCGGAGATATACACCTCGCAGGATATGTATATCCTCCCTGCTCTTGGAACGGCTCTATACACCCGCCTACTTGCCGGTATTGTTGCCAATAACCTGACAGCAACCGAACAGACGCTGATTGATACCTACATAACGCCGACTCTTGTTTTTTACGTCATGGCAGAACTGCCGATGGGCTTATCATTCCAGTTCTACAATAAGGGCGTAATCCGCAAAAACGACGAACGGGCAACCGAACCAAATGTGCAGGAACTAATTGAGGTGAGTGATAAGTACAGAGGCAGGGCGGAGTTCTACAAAGAAAGGCTGGTGCGTTATTTAAAGGAGGAGAGCGGGCGTAACACCTTCCCGGAGTATAACAATCCCGGCTCACGATATGACACCGTTATACCCGACCGGAATGCGTACAGAGCCAGTATGTGGCTTGGTGATACATCGCGCTGCTGCGATGGGATGTCTTTAGCTGAAAAATATCAAGGCAATGTCAATCCATGTTGTGGAGAATAAAGGGCGCGGGTATTCTGATAAGAACATCCGCAAATTGCAGAACTACTTAAAGAAAAAGAATGACACTAAACCAGCTGATCAGCAACATACAAAATTTAGGGGAGAAACACCGCATCATACAGCGGACGTTCAGAGGCAACATCGTTGACTTCCTAAGCAGCGAAAATCTGTACCCCGGCTTTCTGTTCGATGTAGTTAGTGCCACCATCCAAAACGGTCAGATGACCGTTGCGATGGAGTTCTTTTTTATGGATCGGAACGCTCAGGATGAGAGCAATGAGATGGAGGTGCTATCCGATCAGTTGCAGATAGCGCAGGACATAATCGCACAGATGCGGGATCAGAACGAAGAGTACGAGTTGAACGACAATATTAACGTCACTTTTTTTGTTGATAGGACCGGCGATGTGCTCGCAGGTGTTAGGTGTGACATAAGTGTGAATCTTCCCTATATATCGGATAGGTGCGCAGTACCAACGGAGATAATTTATTAGTATGGCTAACAA